GAAAGATATCTACCTAAAGCTGCATGGGCAAAGATGTCAGAAGAAGAACGCAGGGAAACTGACGAGAAGAAGAAAGCAGCTAGTAAAAAAGGAAAGCAGTTTGTACCAAATACAGAAACAGCAAAGAAAGCAAGTAAAGCTGCGCGTGCGGCTAAAAAATACAAGGGAAAATAGTGATAAAATAAAAGGATCTAGATGACCCAGTAATGGCGGTAGATTCCAAAGCGCGTTTAAAAGACATTGTTAATTCGTATTTAGATAAGGATGGTGGCGCTGGAATCGACACCGGGATCGTTGCTGGACATTTAGCACAGATGCGATTATTTGGCATTCGCCAAGGGGTAGAATTCTTCCCCGGTCAAGATAATTTTGGCAATCAACGTAAAGACTTTTTAGATCGCGTCGCTAAATACAACCAATTAGATACACGTTTAGACTCTATTTGGGATTATTTTCTTTGTGACGGTCAAGGTTTATTTTACATTCGACCTACTAACAACAACTATCGACTTTATTTTTTCAGAAAACATGAATACAGGACGTATTACAACGTCGATGGCGAATTAGATGAAGTCGTAATCATCTATAGCTATAAAGTGCGTCAAGGCAATGGCTTTATGCAGCCTACTGTTATTGATGACTCTTCCATGACAGGTCATATGCATGGCATGGGTAATGGAGGAGGCAATAAAAAATACATCAAACTTTCAATTAAAAAACGTATTATTACAGAGACGCATTCAGATGGACATATGTCTTTCGAGATGCCCGATCAAGTGGCACCTGGAAAGACGAAGAAACTTAAGAACACCTTAGGTTTCATTCCTTGTGTTGAAATTTTCAACAACCCCAAAGGCTTTGCGACAGAAGGTGTTGGTGAATTTGATTCCTTAGCGGATCAGATTTGTCTACACGATGACATGGTTAAAAACATGCGGAAGAACATTCAGTTCTTTGGCAATCCAACCTTGTTATCTTCTCGGCCAAAGACCGATCTTATGGAGACAGGCACAGACGCGGTGGTCCAACGACCATCGATTGCTGCTAATTCTGGCTTCATGGGAAACAGTGCTTTAAGCAAATCAATGTTTAAAGCAGATCCAATCTCGCGAGGCATGGATGGACAACTTCGTGTTCCCCGTGTTATCGCAAACCTAGAACCAAACGACCGTGTTGGTTATATCGTACCCGACGCTGTTACAGGTGATCAGGTATCTTTCAGCCGAACTTTACGTGAAGAAATCCGTACTGCCTTAGGTGGTCAGGATGAAATCAGTATTTCGGCAAGTGTAACTGCGACTGAACTTAAATCTATTTACGGTCGCGTTGCAGCAACGGCAAAGAAAAAGTGTCGCGCTATTTATACGCACGGCATTGCACGTTGCATGGAGTTAATTATTTATCAGGAAGAAAGGCTCTTCAGAGATAGCTTAGCTGCTGCAGTTGGTTTAGAAAAACCAGTCGATTTGACTGAGGAATCTACGCCACAGCAGGAAGAGATGTATGAAGAGGCAATGGCTAATTATGATCAGCAAGTTAAGCGGATCATGATGGCTGCATTGCAAACTGAAATGCTGCCACCATCTGTCATTGGTTTAATTCCCGACGGGGACTTAACTGTTCAATGGCGTTGGCTTGGTCCCGTATATGAAGACACCTCGCAGGACTTAATTAACAATTCAATTGTTGTTAGAAACTTGCAAGAATTGGGTGTTGATAGTATAGAAGCACTGAAGTTTCTTTTCCCACAAAAAACGGATGAGGAACGAGCCGCGATGTTATCGGGGTTCCCATTCAGGATGGTGAATGAATTGCAAGGAGCTTTCCAAGCATTCAGTCGCCTGGTGGGCGGAATGATGCAGACCCCCCACCCGCAGTCACCAGATTTACCTATGGCTGCAGATCCACGTTTGGATTTAACACCTTATCTGTATCGAACTCTCGAAGCATTACAACAGGAGATGAGTTATGCAGGACGCTACCGTCCAATCGATCCAACCGACGAGCCAAACACCAGTGGCCGTCGCCCCCAGCAGCTACGTGGCGGCAGCACCGGCTCCGGTGGCGCAGCCTCAGGCTCAAATTCCGGTGGGTATGAACTACCCCCAACAGGCACAGGGTCAACCTACCAGTTACCCATCAAGCCCGTCTCAATACGTCCCCCAATCCCAACCGGCGGCGGTTCCCCCGTCCAGCCCATGGGAGACGGCGTTCAACAGGGTGGTGGGACTACTGAGTCAGCCAGCCCCCTCCCCGTTCCAGGCAGCACCGTCAGCTCCGGCCCCGACGTTACCTCAAGCTATCCCGGGAAGCTGGGCACAAGCGGAGGCAATCAGCCCGGGTATTTCACGCTCGGATCGCCTGACCTGGTCTCCCAACCAGGTATCCTCGCCCAATTATTCCCAAACCTACTCAACAACCTCCGCGCAGGAGCAAGCGCTGGCGGTGGACAGGATGGTCGCGGACCATTACAACCTGAGTCAGGAAACGAGGACAGTTCTGGACGCGTTCGGTCCAGAGGCTCCAGGAATTCTAAACCAGTACGCCGTAAACCTGGAAAAACTTCTCGATGACGCTGTCGCTTGGGCTTATGACGAGCGTGCGTGTCTAGAAGATTATGCCGAATATGCTATTTGGGCACATAACACCCTTACTAAGTATGCGGAATTCGCTGTCAATGAGCATGTCGAAAACAAGGCATTCAACGAGATTTTAACTAATCCCGATGTTCTGTCTGATTACACTCTGCAGTTCTTCGGTCCCGAAGGTCCTTACCCTGTTTATGAGTCCGAGCAACAGCTTGAAACTACCGGGTATCCGACTGCACCTACTTCACTTGGTGGCGCAGCTATGCCTGCTCCTCCCGCGCAGTCCAGCCCCCAAAATACTCGGGAGTTTTGGAATGTTTTCGATCAGCAGATGGTCAACGACCCGCAAAATGCTTGGCGTATTCTTAACCAGGCAAATCCAGGCACAATGGCTAACAAGCTGTTTGTGATGGAATGATATATACCGAGGGGATTTTTCCCCTCCTGGTATATAAAATTACTAGATGCTAGTATTTTCATAGATAAGCCGTTTGGCTTTATCTTTCACCCGATTCACCTTGACACTGGAGGATAAACCAAAGTGTTCATTGATAGCTAGTTCAGATCCTGGTAGGTATTTCCTTTCAGCATTTGGTAAATAGCTCCGTGATTGCAGTTAAACTTTTCAGCAATCTTTCTATAAGAGAGACCAGCTTCTTTTAAAGCTTTAATCTGAATCACATCTTCGGTTGAAAATTTCCTAAGTGATTTTTTCGCCTTCCCTTTACTTGCAAAACCCTTGTGAGTTTGATCATTTTCGATCCAGGTCCTTGTAAGGTTTTCTTGTTTAGTAACAATCTCTAAGTTATTAAGATTGTTATTTCTTTTATTGTTATCTATGTGATTAACTTGTAAAGAAAAATTGTGTGTCCCATGGGACCGCAAGTCTAAACCTAAGAAAGCAACCGCCATTAAAACGTGTAAATTAAATCTTTTTCTTTTACCGTCAACAAGAACTGAGATTCGATCATATTTGCTAGTGGATTGTACGGGTAGTTCTTGAAAATATTCTTGGTCATCTTTGTCCAGGTGTTTTTCAAAAGCTTTACCAGTTTCAGTCAAGTAGAGGTTACCAAATCCCGAAACTAATTTTGGATTCATTTTGTTTATGAACAAGTTTCCAAATTTTACCTCACCTGAACTTCTCAAGCGTTGTCACCTTATCGAGCAATCGTTAAGTGAAAACTGGATGAATTCAGGGAAGCCCTAACGTAAAGCCGAGGGTAATCCTGAGCGAAGCCAATCAAGCCCGTGATTGGAACGTGCAGAGGCCACTGGGGGTTACACGATCTTGTAACGTAATACCAGATACAGCGTCCGGCATCCCACTGGGATGAAGAGATGGTCCACCCCTCTAAGAAATTGGAGACCAGGAGAACGATTTTCCAAAACTGCTAGGTGCTGAGCTTTACCGCCCTCACCCCGCTTATATCTGCGAGATGGCCGCTGAGCCTGTGGTCGTTCATGACTTCACTCGCCAGCCCGGTCAAACCGTTCAGCTAGACCGCTATAAGTTCTGGGGAACCCCTGGAACCAAGGAGAGCCGTGAGCGCGTCTCCGATCAGACCATCGGTACCGCCAACAGCCGCAACATCACCAAGGAGAAGGTGCTTGTTGTGCTGAAGGAGTACACTGGTCCTGCAGATCCTGGCGATCCTACCCAGCCTTCTACTTTTAAAATTGCCCGGGAGACCCTGGTGACTGCACAGCGCCTGCTGTTAGACACCGGCAACCTGAACATGTTCCACCAGAGCATCGGTTCTCTGACTCTGCTGGACGATTATCGTCGTTGGCGTGACCGCGTCTTCATTGACGAAATGGCCAAAGCTGAAGCCAATGGCGCGGCTTCTGATGACATCGGTGGTTACTACTTTGCTGGCAGCAAAGAGAAGGATGCCACTGGCCGTATTTCCTACACCGCTGCTGAGTATGCTGCTCAAGTTCAGCAGTTCTCCGTGCGTACCGACCTGCTGACTGTTGTCAAGCAAATGCGTAAGCGCAACGTGCCGACTTTCGCTGACGGTCTGTATCGTTGTATCTGCGATCCCACCTTCATGATGCACCTGCGTCGTGACGAGGACTTCCGCGAGATCGCTCGCTACAGTGGCAATCCTGGACAAGGCATGTACATGGGCAACCCCATGATGCCTAATAACTCCAGCTTCTACATGGGTCCTCAGGCTGGCCAAGCCTACTTCCTGGCTGGTGAGCCAGTCATGCCTACCGGCGTGCAGTTCGAAGGTGTCAAGTTCTACGAGTCAACGAACTTCCCCACCAAGAACGTCACCACCTCTTTCGATGGCGGCAGCAGCTATGCCTCCAAGGAAGTTGCTCAGGGTTACTTCTTCGGTCCTCAGTCCATCGGTGTTGGTATCGGCGGCCCCAACGCTCAAGTCCTCATTAACAACAATGATGACTTCAGCCGGTTCATCATCCTTATCTGGCAACTCTATGCTGGTTTCGAAATCCTCAACAAGGACTTCATCACCACTGCATTCAGCTTTGTTCAGGACGACGGCACGATTTGAGCCTAATTAAGTAAAACGAAAACCTCAATAGGAGAGATAAATGACCTACTTGTCCGCTAAGAAAATCTATCCAGGTAACTGGACGGAAGCTTTAAACGGTTGGTACAAGAATATTGATTCTAATCAAGACGGTACCAACAATGCTTCCAAAGCTGGCCCCACTTCTGTGCTGGCCATCCCCGGTTACCGCTATTTCCAACAGCGCGGTTATGTGAAAGTCACCACAACCTCTGGTGGTGGTGCTGTTAACTCCGCTGACGTGATCGTCCCCTCCCCCTACCGGAATGACGACACCCGTACCAACATCACCGGAATGGTGATCTCCGGTTCTTCTGACCTTCCTGCCTACGGCTATCGCGCCACTGTTGCCATCGCCTCTGGCTGGGGTGACAACCGCACTGCCTCTGGTGTGTATGCAGCTACTGGAAACGTGATCTCCTTCGGTCGCGATAACAGTGGTTCACCTGTCGCCGCTTCTGGCGTCGGTGAGGGACTGATCCAAGCCAACCTTTCCTCTACCACTTCTGGTAGCCAGGCTGGTGAAATCTACTTTGCAGGTGGCTCTTCTGCTACCAGCACAACTCCTTTCCTGACTGCTACCGGCGCTGCTGGTGTCACTGCAGGTAAGGTTTACCGCGAGAACACCGCTGCCACGACCTTCAAGGTCTACGCAAAGGCTTCTGGCAACGCTACCGCTACTTCTGGTGGTTTCTACATCTCCTCTGGAGACGCCACCGCCGGAACCTTCGGCTACATTGTTGTTGAGCTTTGCTACATCCAACCTGATGTTGCTGCTGATTACAACGACATTGAAGCTTATCTGCCTAACAAAATTGTTAGCAGCGGCAGCTGAATAGGTTAAAATAAGACCAGTAAAATTTTACTGGTCTTATGTTATACCGTCACAAAAAAACGGGGGCCACTCTTAAAGTAATTACGGAGTGGGACAACGGCGATTGGAGGATGGTCCAAGACTCCGAAGGTCGCCTTTTCACTGTTTGGCGTGAAGAAATTGAAGAGGATTCGACAGCTACCAAGAAGGTAAAGTCTTTACAAGTTAAAGATCGAGCCAACAAAGAAACGCCTAGGGACTTTCCACCTGATACAAGACTGAACATCAATAACGCTTCTGCTCAAATGATCGCTGATCATATCAAAGGCGTTGGCATCAAAACAGCCAAGAAGATCAAGGAACTTCAGATGTCTCTTTCGGGTGAAAGATTCTCTAACCTTGATCAATTGAAGACTGTTAAGACAGTTGATTGGGAAGCGGTTATGGCGGCTGATTTGATTCGCATCTGATACAAGCCCTCTTTAAGAGGGCTTATTTATTTTATAATTAATAAAAAGGTAGTTGTTGTGGCACAGTTTGTACCTATAGGAGGTGTTATTGATCCTAAGAAGGATCGGTTTGCTTCGACTGGGCCACACCTTGACTTCAGAGTAATCCCACAGTTTGGTGAAAAGAAGGGCGAAAAGATTAACCCAAGATATGCAAGGTCTATCTTACAGAACGTTGTAGTTGGTGAAGGACAGACACCCTTAGTCCAAAAAAATGAAAAGGGCCAATGGAGCTGGAATTATCCAATCACATCGGAATATGGGACTAGAGTTGCACCTACCAAAGGAGCTTCTACATTTCACTCTGGTATTGATGTAGGCGGTATTCCTATCGGCACACAGATTGCCTACAAGGGAGCCGGATCTTTTATGCCTGGAGATGGAATGGGCACAGTATCTGTTACAGATGAACAGGGCCGTCCATATGACATCCAAGTTCTCCATCTTGACCCTTCAAAAAAGACTGAGTCAATAATGGATCCCAATGCTCCATTGTCGCAGCCTTACTCAGAAGTTGAGCGTGAAAGAGATATTTATCAAGCTTATGCCCAAGGATTATTAGACAGTAGACAAGGCAGAACAAAAAAGAAGAAGAGCACCAAAGAATCTTTAAAAGATAATTTAAAGATGCAATTAGTTTCGCAAGCTCTAAATCCGCTCGGAGCTGGGAGCTTTCTTGGTTCATACATTAATTCATCACCTTCATTGTCTCAACAAACCAATGACATGTACCAGTACTTTCAAGGTTTAATCTAATATAATAAGAAGATAAGAGGTCGGCCAGTGCAGTTATCTACTTTTGATAAAAGTCGAGTACGTTATCATTTAGGATACTTCACTGTGTCTGTGCCAGCAGGTGATTACGCTCGCCTGGAAGAGTCAATGAATACTATTCCTGACTCATTCTTTTATCGCAAGATTATTTATCACTTAGGTCGTTGCGATACAGCTGAGCGTAAGACTGAAGTTGCAACCTCTCCATCAACTCGTATTGAAAAGATCGAGGGTGATGTCGATCGGACGATTTCATCCAGCAATGCTCGAGAAGCGTTGAAAGTATGGGATGAAATTTATCTGTATGAGACTAATGCTTTAGCGGCAATCTTGTATGTGCCTAACTACAAGGATCCTTTCCAAGCACGCTATCGCTATGAGCGCTCAGGTGCTGAGTTTATTCAAGCACTACCAGGTCCTGCAGATAACGCTGTAGGTTCAAATGTTTACCTCAACGCTACCTACCGTTAATCATGAATCCATACGAAGTTTTGATGAGAGGAACGGCTCAGTTCACAGGGATGATCCCTGGAGTCAACATGTCGATGCCTTTGAATGTAAGAAACGATTACATTCCTGGTCCCTTAGCTACAAGTAATAGAGGTGCTCTTTTCCCTCCAGGCCCTAGTTCTATGGCCTCCATGGGAAACCAAGGCGGCGCATTAGTTCCTACGAATAGAGGCGGATTAGCCCCCATGGCTAACCAAGGAGCTGGATATGGTGGACCTGTTAATAGGGTATCAGTTGTTGACGTTACTCCTCAAGGAACTAGAAGGTTGCCAGGCGCTGTAAAAAGTGCTGCTCCAGTATTAAAAAACTTAGGTAAAGTTGTAGGTCCTATTGGAGCTGCCGTTGACTTTTATGATACTGCAAAAGGTCTTACAGATAGCCTCGGTCGAGGAGAAGGTTATGCAGCAATTCCTGGTCTTATCCAAAGAGCAGTTAGTGGAAATAAAAAGGGTGCAAGCAGCGGTGCAGATAATACGGCTTATTCAGCAACGCCTGGATTTATTGGGCCAGTTCCCCAGCCTGGTGCGGCTGGCCAGTACGGACCTCCAACCCCTACGAATGAGCCTCGCAGGGGTGTTTTCACAATTGACGGATTTAATCCAGATTTAACAATTGATCAGTATAGAGAACAAGTTATTCCTTCCCGTAAAAATTTAGAGGATAGGGCATATCAACAAGAAGTTTCACGTGTTGCACAACAGAATGATCCTTATTTCAGATCAGGTGCCCCGATGATTAACTATTCCGCAGACGAAGGAATGATGATTAACCGGGCTCTCTATGGAGATATGCTGACACCTAAGACTCGTAACCCCTTGATGGATGGTCTTGTTTATGACCAGACTAATCCAACGATGCAAGGGAAGAATTACAATATGGAGAATCCTGTCGGAGTGCAGCAGAGTTCTGCTCAGGCGCTTTCCGATTATTACCGTAATGGAATGATTGAGCAGCAGACAGCAGGGATGGGTTCCGAGCCTGGACTTGAGTCAGTTCTCAGTCCAGAAGACCGTTCAATGTATCTTAAACAGTTAAGCAATTTCCGTCCAGGAGGACCTGGGTATGGCCGATAAGTCGCAGAAGCTTTCTCGGGAACAGCTTGCAGGCTATTTGCGCCAAGCAGGTTTCAAAGAAAATTTGATTCCAACAATGGTTGGAATTGGAAC